CCGCAAGGAGTCCGGCATGGCCCGCGCACGCACGGCACGATCCGGCATCCTTGCCATCGCGCAGCGCATCGCCGCGCAAATCTGCGACGAGTACGGCACCGTGACTTCCGACGATGTGGCGATGCGGATGGAGAAGATCGGCCTGACCTACTCAGGGTTGGGCAACGCGAGCGGAAGCGTGTTCCGCAACGGGTTTGAGTGGACGGGCCAAGTCACCAAGTCGAAGCGCCCATCGACGCATGGCCGGATGATCCGTGTTTGGAGGAAAGCATGAGCCTGTACGCAATCACGAGCGAGATGCAAGCGATCCTTGATGCGATGCTTGACGGCGGGGCCGACAACCCCGAAGCGATGGCGGCATTGGACGAGGCGCTGACCGACTTGGATGGCGCGCTTGAGCAGAAGGCCGAGTCCTACGCAGGCCTGATCCGCGAGTTGGAGATGCGTTCGCAGATGCGGACGGAGGAGATGAAGCGCATCCGTGCGCTTGCGGACGCTGACGCGACCCTAGCCGAGCGCCTGAAGGAACGGTTGCGGGACGCGATGACCACTACGGGCAAGACCCGGATCGAAACCGCACGGTTCAAGTTGTCGGTGGTCGGCAACGGTGGGCGGCAACCCCTGTCGATTGCCGACCCGGACGCGCTGCCGGAGGCGTACACGCGCACGATCAGGGAGCCGGACACGAACGCGATCCGCGCCGCTTTGGATGGTGGCGTGCCCGTTCCCGGGTGTACGCTGCTCCCAAGAGGGTCGCGCCTGTCGATCAAGTAGCACCCCCCAATCCATCCTGCATGGCCCGTATGGGCCGTGTCTCCCCCCCTAGTTCGGCCCGCAGGACGCGGTAGCCCGCTAGGGGGTTTTATTGCCCGGTGCAGATTTTCAAATAAATCCACCCAAATTGCCTTCTACCCCCTTGTACCCCGCCGGATCGGGGGTACAGTACGGGTGTTGAGCAAGTCGCTCACGCCGAACCCGCCGGACGCGGGACGCAGGAGACACAGCCATGACCACGACCACGACCACGACCACGATCAACCCTGCTTGCGCTACCAAGATTGAGAAGTCTTACGCAGGAGCATCCGGGAAGTGCTGCTGCGGTTGCGCGGGCAAGTACAGCGAGAACCCCCGCACCATCAAAGCGGCAATCACCCGAGCGAACAAGATGCTTGCGAATGGAGGCGAACTTTCAATCGGCTCCTGCTACATCGCGGTCGATCTTGATAGCCGCGTCACGATCCTGTATTTCGATGAAGCACACTTTACCGCGACGATGCATGACGGCTCGGTGACAATCGAACACCGTTTCGGGAAGTACGGTGTGGACAAGAACAAGTAAGCGCCCGGATGGGGCAAAAAGGAGACACGACGATGTATTTCGCAGAATTCTATGACGCTGACGGAAACCACACCGGAACCCGCACCATCACCGCGCTGCACCGCGACGATGCACGCAGGGCGGGGCAAGCCCTTCTGCTGAACGCACGCGCCACGGGCGCGCAGCAGGCCATCGTGTTCTACAACCACAAGTCCGAAACCCTGCAAGCGTGGGTGCTTGACGCGCAGACGGGTTCGACCTTCGGCAACGACTACGAAACCGTAGAGGAGATCGAAGCAGGCCCGAAGGCCTGATTGCACAACCCGCGTAACCCAATCTGACGGGGCCAAGCGGGAAACGGAAGGGCAGGCAGGCTCAACCCCTGTCTGCCCTTTGTCCTTGCACCCAAGCCCATCGGGGCTACAATCCATCTATGCAACTCGCCATCGCCAAGCCGCAGGATGTACGCGGCGCGATCCTGACCGCGCTAGAGGCGCAAGGACGCTCCCGGTATTCCTTCGCCAAGACCATCGCGGATCGCGGGATCGTGCAGATGCACACCGTCGATTCCATCCTCGCACCGCCCGAAGCGGCAACCGCGACCACGCCCACCCTGTTTACGGCCATCCGCCTGCTGAATGAAGCCGGGTACGACCTGATCGCCGTGCGTAGGTAAGCGATGAGCCGCAACGGCGTTACACTCATGCGGGAGGGCCGATGACCAACGACAAAAAAGACGCGGGGGTGAGGGGGGACTATGACCCCGTGGTTCGCGCCGAAAATCGGCGGCATCTTCGCGTCATCGAAGAAGCCGTTTACGGCGGGTGGGATCTGCCGGAAGGCGTGTCGCAAGCCATCCCGATCACCCTGAAGGGGATCATGGATGACCCGAACGCATCCGTGCGTGACCGCATTCGCGCTTCGGAATGCCTCGTCGCGCTGCGCCGGGATCGCATGGAAGCCGCGATCCAACTTGACCGCATCCGGCGATTGGATCAGGGCACGGCAACCGACCGCGTAGAAATCCTCAAGGGGCTCTCCGACGATGCCCTGCGCGCCGTGGCCGAAGCCCTGAACCCGCCATGCCCAAAGCCCGAAGCCCCGAAGCGCAAGCGAAAGTGACCCCGGAGCAGGCGGTACAGGCCGCACGGGAGAACCCCGCCGCCTTCATCGGTTTGTGCATCGGCAAGCCCGTAAGCGGCTTGCAGCGGGAGATGATTCACCATGCGCTTGTCCACCGGGAGTGGTACGCGGAGATCCCCCGTGGGCACGCCAAGACAAGCACCTACGCCTACCTCGCGGCGTGGTGGCTCGGCATCCGACCCGATGCCCGGTTCAAGATCGTTTCACAGAACGACGAAACGGCATCGGCTACCTCGCGCTTCATCCGCGACATCATCCGTAGCCCCGCGTACCGCGCCTGCTTCCCCGCCGTCACCCTGAAGCCGGGTGAGGACACCGTGACCGCGTGGAGCGTCCTAGCGCCCGGTCTAGGGCCACGGCGCGATCCCTCGGTGCAGGCTTCCGGCGTGTTCGGGCGCACGGGTGGCCGCGCCGATGTGATTTGGTTCGATGACCTGTGCGACCTACGCAACTCGGTTCTGCAACCCGCCTTGCGTGAGCAAGTCAAGGAAGCCGTATCGAATGTGTGGCTCCCGATGCTTGACCCATCCGGGCCGCACCCCTCCCGCGTATGGCGCAGCGCGACCCCCTTCCATGTCGATGACCTGACCGCAGATTGGCGGAAGGAATGCGAGGAAGCCGGAACGCTCCTGCGCCGCCCATGCTCGGGCACAAGCAGCCCGTGGCCGGAAGTGTTCACGGCGGAAATCCTCGCAGCCCGCCGCAAGGCGATGGGGCCGATGGGGTACGCCCGCGCCTACGAACTCGTCCCCCTCTCCTCCGACCTGTTGGTGTTTCGCCCGGAGTGGTTGGGGTACTACAGGGCTAGCGAACTTCCCAAGGTGACGCGCACCGTTGCGGCGCTTGATTGGGGCTACGGCAAGAAGGCGCAGGAACGCGACGATCCCGACTACTCGGTATGCCTAGTGGGTGAAGTAGATGGTTCCCGCCGCCTGTACCTGACCGACATTTTGCGCGTGCGCGAGGCGTTCCCCGTGTTCGCAAAGCAAGCCGCAGCCCTGCTAGCCCGCCGGGGAGTGTCCGTGGTCTTGGCCGAAGCGAACGGGCCACAGAAGGGCATCTTCGACCAATTCCGCGAGATGACTTCGCAGCCGATGGTCGCCGTGGAGCGCACCACGGACAAGCACCTACGCGCAGCGGGGGCGCAGCCGTTCGTTGAGCAGGGGCGACTCCTGTTCCCGACCGACGATGCCGGGAAGATTCTCCCCGCATTCCAAGCCGTGACGGATGAACTCCTCGCCTTCCCCGCAGGCTCCCACGATGACACCGTGGACGCGGTGGTAGACCTGTGCGGCGAAGCGGTGCGCGGCACGCTCACGCGGGACGAGAAGGCCGCGAAGCGCATCGAACGCCCGGATGCCATCGGTCGGATGTTCGATCAGCGCAGCCCCAAGCGCCCCTTCTTCGCTTGATCCTTGCTCATGCAATGTGCATCGGTACGATTGCGTCATGGCGGAAATCGACCTGACCCCCACGGAGCAGATGGCTTCCAACGCCGCCCGTGGGCTTGAACTGCGCGAGAAGCACGGCAAGGGCGGAACCGCCGTTGGCGTGGCACGCGCACGGGACATCAAGAACCGCAAGAACCTGTCCCCGGAAACGGTGCGACGTATGCACTCCTTCTTCTCCCGGCACGAGGGGAATCAGGCGGGCGGCGAGGACGATGCGGGATACATCGCGTGGCTCCTGTGGGGGGGCGATGCGGGAAAGTCATGGGCAGCGCGGAAATCCGCGCAATTGGACAAGAAAGAGGAGAACGCGATGCACAGCGAGACTTACAAGGCGATTGCTTCCCGGCTCGGCATGGCGGCGCGCCCCGGCGCGAAGGCGGTGATGGCGCAGGAAGTTCCCGTCAATCGCAAGTTTGAGATTCGTGGCAGTACCTACATTGCTAAGCCCAAAGCCGGGAAGCCCGCCGGAACCGAGTACGACCTGTTTCTAGTTCGTAGAAATGGTGGCGAAGTCGCATTGGCAAGTTTGACAAGTCTTGACAAGGCATATGTGCAGCAACGGGCCGAAGAAGCCGGGCGACATTCCATCAAGACGCACGGAATTGGTGGTGGATATGCGTATCTTTCCTCCCGCCCCGGCGCGAAGTCCCGTCACGCCGTCCGCGAGGGCGACAAGGTGAGCGCGTCCGACGATGCCGTGTCCCGCAAGATCCGCAAGTTGATGGACGAGGGCAAGCCGCAGAAGCAGGCGGTAGCCATCGCCCTTGACCTTGAGCGCCGGGGTGAACTGTGACCCAACTTCCGCAGCCGGGATCGAACCCGATGGCGAACGGCGTACCCCCCGAGAAGCGGGTACGCAAGCCCCTGCCCGCGCCCGTTGAGCGCGGCATCACGCACCCTCTTGCAACCCCGGTGGAGGTGCAGCGGTCTTTCTTCACGACCGCCGACAAGTTGCTGCGGAACAGCAGCCTTGCCTACCGCCTGAACCCCGCCTATCAGCAAATGATGAGGGCGGATGCGGACATCGAAGGTGTCCTTCGCTCCCTGCAAGTCACGCTTGCAAGCCTTGAATGGGCGGTGGTGCCCGAAGATGACGAGGATGAACGCCTAGTCGCGCTTGCCACACGCATCAGCAAGATTTTCGAAGCGATGCCCCGGCGCAGCGACTTCATCCGTGCGATGCATGAAGCGGTGTGGTACGGCAATTCCGCCGCCAATCTCGTCTACGCCAAGCATCCCGACCTCGGCATTGCGGTGAAGGAGTGGTATCCCTTCCACCCCGACACCATCGCTTACGATCAGCGCGGCAACCTTGCGATGAAGGTGGGAGCCGCGTACAGCGCGGACGGCCCATCCTCGCAGAACATCGGCTTCGACAGCCGCGTCCACATCTTCGATGAGCAGGAGCGCCGCGCCATCGTCCTGCATCGGGTGTTCGTGAACGCGCCTGACTTCAACGACCCCAACAGCACGGAAAGCCTCTACCGTGGCGTGGGCGCACGCGATGTCTGTTGGTTCATGTGGCTTGCCAAGCAGGAGATCTTGCAGGACGCGATCACCTACGCGGAGCGGTACGCGATGGGCATTCGCGTGGGCTACTACCCGCTCGGGCAGGACGCAGGGCGCTCCATGATGGAGAATGTCCTCGCCAACCTCACGAACGACAACAGCGTTCTGCTGCCGCAGTCGGGCACGGAGAAGATCTACGACATCGACATCAAGGAGCCGAACGCGGGCCGCGCTCAGGTGTTCATGGAGTTGGTCAATTGGTTCAGCGGCAAGATCAAGGAAGCGATCCTCGGACAGTCGCTTTCCTCGGAAGCCGCTTCGACCGGGCTAGGCTCGGGTGTCGCAAATCTGCACGCCGACACGCTCTCGCGCATCATCCGCTACCACGCCGATGCGCTTGCCGACAGCCTGACCACGGACTTCGTGCGCGTGGTCGCCAAGATGCTTGGCGCGACCGACTCGGAAGTGAACGCGCTGCGCTTCACCTTTGCCCCGGAGCGCCCCGACCCGAAGGAGCGTTTGGAGGCGGTGGAGAAGTTCGTGGCGATGGGTGGCCGGGTGTCAGAGCGCGAAGTGCGCGACCTTCTCGGCCTGTCGGAGCCGAAGGAGGATGAGCCCATCCTCGGCACGGCGGCGCAGGGCAACCCCCTTGATGCCATCCTCGGCAACGGCACGGCAGCGCAGGAAGGCACGCCGCCTGACCCGAACGCGCCCGTCACCTTCACGATGAAGCGTTGGTTGTAGCCTATGGGCGACAGTCGGAAATCGCTCGGCGACCTCGTGCGCGCCGTCTACGCGGACGGTGCAGCCGCCTACCGCGCCGCCATCGCTGAACAGGTGCGCGGCAAGGGGGGCGTGCGGCAATGGGACGCATGGGAGGCAGATACCGCCGCCCTGCTGCTCATCTCGTGGGCGGCAGGAGCGCACCAAAGCCTCTACACGGCAGGGGTCAAGGTTCCGAAGCCCGCCGTGCCCGCCCGGTTCGCCGCCGACGATGCGCTGTCAAAGGCGGTCATGCGCTTCGACCCCGGCCCCGCCCGCGAAGCCGTGGAGCGGTTCATCAACCTCCTCCCCATCACCCGCGCCCGGTGGGACATCCTGATCGACCGAGCGTTCGATGCCGCAAGCGAACTCCGCAAGGACGAAGCCGCGACAGGGCTAACGAAGTTGCTTGACCGCAGCCCGAAGTTGGCCGCGCTGATTTACCCCGCGCTGTCGGGGCGACCGCCGCGCCCGGTGCCGGGGCAGGCAGAGAAGGCGCTGCCCGAAGGCGTGAAGCGCGTCCGTACCCCCGGCGTGCAGGCGGTGGCGCAGGGCGCGTTCTTCGTCACGGGGATGACGGCAGAACAGGCAAAGGCAACCCAAGACCTCTTGGCGAAGGTAATTCGGCAAGAGGAATCGGTATCGGTCGCCGGGAAGAAACTCAAGACCATCGGCGTGGGTGACTTCATCGAACAGGCCACGCTAGCGACAGGCACCGACCTGACGGCGGCAAGGCTTGAAACGGTCTACCGGACGAACCTGAACCGCGCAGCCTCGCAGGGGCAATTGGACATCGTGCGAGAGCCGACCGTGCGGAAGTTCGTGCCGCTGATGCAATTCAGCGCGACGAAGGACACACGCACGCGGGACACGCATCGGGCGATGGACGGCTATGTGGCGACCGTCGAACAGATCGACTCGCAGGGAATAAATACCCCGCTTGGGTTCAATTGCCGATGCGGGTGGAAGCCCGTCCCGGTGGCGAAGGCACAGGCGAACGGGTGGGTAGACGATGAAGGCGTGCCCAACTTCAAGGCGATTGAGCGGCATAACGGGCGGCGGCAGGGATTGATCGACACGGGCAAGGTGCCCGATCCGGGTTTCGTTTCCGGCTAACACTTGAACGCGCAAGGAGCGTTACTACGATGCAGGACATGAGCGACCTACGGAAGTCAATTGCGGAGCGTCTTGGCAGCGCGGGCAAGGTGAAGTCGGGACGAGCCGAACAGGTGATGCGCGATGGCACCGTGCATCTTGATTTCCGCGCCGCGAAGGAATGGCTGTCGGGCGTGACGGATTCCGCCCTGCGATACATCATTAGCGATGCACAGCAGGCAGCGAAGGCAATGCCGGAGGGCAGCAAGTGGAACTATTACCACGATCTTTCGCTTACCGCGCAGGATGAACTTCAGCGGCGCAAGAAGAAGTCCTCCCGCCCCGGCGCGAAGGCGAAGATGGGGGCGGATGATGAATTGCGTGACATCATCGGGAAGGCAGAGCAAATCCTGTATTCCCCTCGCCTGCTCAAGTGGGAAGTTGAAGAAGTCAAAGAGTTGATTCGCAGGGCAGAGGCGAGCATTGGAGGCACGAAGTTGCCCGGTCTGTCAAAGAGATTGGCGCAAGTCAAGGCAAAGG